GTTTAGGTGTGACCTTCACCTCCTAGGTCCAAGTTAGTGTTTATCGCGGTCCGACAGCGTGAAAACCGACGGAGTTCCTGAGGATCACCCAGTGTACTTCCGAACGGAGCCAACAGTCAAGAACACAGACCTGCCATTCCGCAACTCACATTCGCCTGGCCGAAGGAACGGGGGGGGGTTTGTTCACTTTGGCTGCCAGGACGAGCCTGGCGGGCAGAAAAGCACATTCGCAGCGTAATTGTGCGCCACATCCGGATGCAATGTGTACGCACACTTCGACAGCAACACAGGATCAGTTATCGGGGCAAGAGTGAAATGAGCACAACGTCTCTCGAATGCCTCTTGTTCCGGCGGAGTCCAACCGTACAGTTGAGAGAATAGGGCCCTTGTACGGGGAGTTGGCGGAGCAACCATCTCCAACATCTGTCTGGACAAAAGACGCGCGCGAACGCGCCTTGACCAGTAATCCGGAACATAGATAGATTTAACTCCGGCAGTTAGATGCAACATGCGCAGCGCAAATGTGGTGATCATCGGGCAGGCCGGAAACTCCGCGACTAGGGAGTACGCCTTCGCGCGAAGTAATCCGATTGCCTTCTTCTCGCCACAATGAATGCGCTGGGACGTCCATGCGAAGTCCACGATCTTCCGGACGGGGTCTGCTGTGTTCTGTAGATCCTCCACGTCCGCCCTAATGCCGCAGAAGCCGGCATGGGAGAAGTCGGTTACGACATTGAACTTTATCATAAAGCCCAACTCCGCAAAGATATCCAAAGGGGGGATGTCACCTTCGACAGCGATCAAGCCGTCGTCCCCTTCCACAACTGCCTTAATTTCAATCCCATTTTCATGCGCCCAGAATTTGGCTAACATCAAGTTGGTAAAGCCATTCCCGAGTGAGGTGCACTGGTCCCCACTCATTCGGACGCCTTGCACCGAAGTGCGCACTCCTTTCAAGTTCGTCAAGTTCTTGCCGATGACTATTTCGGGGAGCACGCGTTGGGCCTGCGGATAGTTCTGCAGCATATAGCTGTACATCTGGCACTCGCAGGCCTTCATTACTTCGGCGCGAAAAGAGCATTCGAAGGATGTGTAATCGGTCTCGCAATAAGTCGCACGCGGGGTATATAAATAATCTTTGAGGTACGAGGGCCACGTGGCGACCGGAATGTGCTTGATAAATTCCGGCCTATTAAAGACTTCCTCCTCTATTAATTTGAACCACGGGCCACACCAAGCTTTGTAATACAATCCGCGGGAATTTATTATCCGCGGGCGTTTGTATTCCCCATAGGCCTCCTGTTTAATGAAGCCATCAAGGCGGCGATCTCTTGCGTCTGGCTCTCCACCACCCCGGTTGTTGTAGACACGGCGTATTTGTTCTTTTCGCCACCCGGGGTAGTGTGTCTTCGCCAGCCACGCTTCAAGCGAGGTATCCAGTCCGGCTGGTAAGGGCTCAAGGTTCTGATATATCCAGACCCGGACGAACTCTCGAAATCGGCGTAGGACATTCGTGTTTAGGTCGGGGATTTTGGTCAAAAATCTGCCACGCGCACCCCATACCTTGTTGTCGATATCTCTTCGATCCGGCGCGGGCATGCAAAAGCCCAATACATGTGGTCCTAGCGAACGGCGCAGGAATTTTGGGCGGGACGCGACTAAGCGCTGGTCCACTGTTATCTTTGCGCCGTCTTTAATTTCGGCAAAGGCTGGCGATCCGACGCCAGCCCACGTGTACCCCAATTGGTAGTACCGGCCAGTGGGGCACACGGCGCTAGGACGCAGACTCAAAAATAACGGTTGAACTCAGCCCTGCGACGCTGCATCGAGCGACGCCAGGCAAGCGCAACCGAAACGGTGTCCTCTTTGAGAGCAGGAGCAATGTCTGCGGGCACATTAAAGTTCCCCAGATTCAGGACCTCTAAGTGCGCTACATGTTCGGATTCCTCAGTTGTACAACTTCCCAACCTTAAGCACAGGTGGGAAAACCAGGGCAAACAGACATTATAGACGCCTGTTTTGGGCCACTCTTTGAGTCCACGCTCATAGAACAAGTTCCACGGAAACGCGTCGAACTTTGCGCGCGCCCATTCGCCCACTTCTGGATTACGGACAGTGGCCACATACCGCGCCACTTCGATCTCATTCAAGCACAGTTGGCTGCGGCGGTGTGTTATACTTCGTTGGTCATTCCTGTCTTCGGGCCAGGAATTTCGCGAGTCATAGGTCAACTCGTTGAACTGCCGACCGCTCATGAGCGCGTTGTCGGCCTCCCAATTACTGAGGAAACGATAGGCTAAATGCATCAATAAGAAGCAAAAGCTCCAAAAGATAAATAAACAAAGTGTATATATATACATGAGTGGTTCGTCCCACCACCAGATCAGGATGGGAACCAGATCATAAATCCACCACCAGAAATAATTGATGGGGTATTGGCTCAGCAGACGCAGGTAGGGTACTGCCACGTATGCTGTAATGTACACATTGAGTAGGGCGGCTGCGAGCAACAGGACTATGCCAACCACACGGAAAAGGACGACCATGAATTGCAAACGTCTCGGAACATACACGGGGACTGTAATGTTCTCAGGCAGGTGCTCCTGAGGGTAATCAATCCTCTGCGTGCGCTCCGGATAACATATTAGCATGTCTTCAAAGGCCGCGGATTTAATAAGGCTAGGAGAATCTTCATGCTTCTCCTTCTTTTTCTTTTTCTTCCTTTTCTTCTTGCCGGCTGAAACTGTGATCTTCAGCTCGTTGTGGTTGGATTCGCTACGCTTCTCGCGATTGACCCGAACACGTGGAATGCGCCGTCTGGGTCTTTTGGGTTCTGGTTCACCCATGACAGAAGAGTCTCTCGCACGTTGATCTTTCAGTGCGGATGCAGTCTTGGGTGGCAGGTCTTTCGGTTCCAGGCCTGCAGATTGGCTAGCCGCCTCTAAGGGCTTCAGGTCAGGACTCGTGCATGTTGTGTGTGCAGGCTCCGCGGGTGGCTCACGTGGAGTGGCCCCCTTTTCGGAGTCGTAATGTACAGGCGGGCCCTGTTGGACGGCCCGGTACTGACGAGCAACACGTACGTCGGACGAACGATCCGGTCCGTAACGAACCAACTTGGTCATTGGCTTACGTGGTGCTTGAGGCTGAACGCCCAAAGTTGTGTTTTCACCTTGCTCGATTGGCTGCTGGAGCCGCTCTTGCGAAGTGCCTCTCAAATCCATAGTGGACATGCCTCCCCCCGAAGGCATTGGAACGTTA